CCCTACCGGGGCTGGCAAGACGGTTATGCTTTCCTCCGCCGTGAAGTACGCCAGCCGTGGCGATAACTTCCGCTCCCTCATCATCCAGCATCGTGACGAGCTGGTAGCCCAGAACCGAGCCACCTATAAGCGAGTCGATCCAGAGGCCGAGTCGGACATCTATGCCGCTGACCGAAAGCGGTGGTCTGATGGGGCTACTTTTGCGATGGTTCAGACGCTCGCCAGACCGGACAACCTGGAGACGATGCCACCGATGGATCTGGTGGTCATCGACGAGGCGCACCATGTCGCTGCCGAGTCCTACCTCCGCATCATCGAGCGAGCCAAGGAGCTGAACCCGAAGGTGCAGATTCTTGGGGTGACAGCCACCCCACAGCGAGCCGACAAGAAGGCTCTCAAGGCTATCTTCGACAATGTAGCCGATGTCATCTCCATCAAGGAACTCATCGAGGCCGGCAACCTAGTCCGTCCTCGGGTGTTCGTCATCGACTGCGGACTTCGCTCGGAACTGGCCGGCATCAGACGCACAGTATCGGACTTCGATATGTCCGAGGTCGAGAAGGTGATGGACAAGCAAGCCGTCACGGCTCGCGTCATCGGCGAGTGGAAGGAGAAGGCCGGAGACCGCAAGACTGTCATCTTCTGTTCCACCGTCGATCACGCAGAACACGTCACCCAGGCGTACTGCGATGCTGGCTTCAAGGCTGACATCGTCCACGGAGGTCTCTCTGACTCGGCCAGGCGCAGGGCGTTGCAGGACTTTGAACGAGACCGCACCCAGGTACTGGTCAACGTGGCCGTCCTCACCGAGGGCTACGACTGCCAGACTGTGAGTTGCGTGGTCTTGCTGCGTCCTTGCTCCTTTAAGTCCACGATGATCCAGATGATTGGGCGTGGCCTCCGCAAGGTAGACCCCGAGAAGCACCCCGGTGTCATCAAGTCAGACTGCATCGTCCTAGACTTCGGCTATTCCATCCTTACCCACGGAGGGCTTGAGACGGACATCGCCCTAGAGCCTTTCAAGGGCGCTGCCAAGATGAAGCCTTGCCCCGAGTGCGGGATTCAAGTCCCTCTCGGTTCTGCCGTATGCCCTGCCTGTGACCACATCTTCGATGGCGTAGCCAGACGCCAGAAAGAGGCCGAGGAGAAGGGCATCCTAGAGGACTTCCAGCTCACCGAGGTAGAGATCATCGAGATGTCCCCCTTCAAGTGGGAGTTCTTCTGGGATGGCATGATGACGATGGCTAACGCCATGTCGGCTTGGTCTGTCATCGTGCGCCACGACGGCAAGGAGTGGGTGATCGGTGGGCAGGACGACAACGCCTCCACCCGCCTCATCGCAGTCACCACAGACCGGCTCCAGGCGATGGCCTCCGCAGACGACTACCTCCGTGAGAACGGAGACAAGGACGCAAGCCGCAAGACCAAGCGTTGGCTGCACGAACCTCCCACCGACAAACAACTGCAACTCCTAGGGCTTGACCAGATGTCCGCTATGGGAGTAACCAAGTACCGCGCTTCCTGTATGCTCACTTGGAAATTCAGAGAGCGAGCCATCAAGACAAAGATCCTAGCCGTATGACCTTTATGTTCTCACCACAGACCACCAACATCCAACTCTCCCCGGCAGAAGCCTTGGAGAAAGCCGTAGTCGATGCTATCGACATCGGCCTACGCCAGAACCGAAACTCACAGCCTAGACGCCAGTACATCGGTGCTTCCCGCATCGGTGAGGACTGCGCCAGAATGCTGGCTTACGAGTATCACCAGACCCCGAAGGACGAAGGCTCTGACTTCAAGGGTACTACCCTGCGTATGTTCGATATGGGTCACGATGGTGAAGACCGAATGGCCGAGTACCTTCGCCTGGCTGGCTTTGATCTCCACACGCACAAGGAGGATGGGAAGCAGTTCGGCATGTCCGATGCAGAAGGAAAGTTCAAGGGTCACCTAGACGGAGTCATCCACGGAGGGCCAGCAATCCCCGGCCTAAAGTACCCATGCCTGTGGGAGAACAAGGCAGTCGGTGACACCACTTGGAAGAAGTACAAGAAGCTAGGCATCAAGGTGGGCAGACCTACCTACTACGCCCAGGTGCAGATCTATATGTCGTACTTCGACCTTGAGTACTGCCTCTTCACTTTCATCAACCGAGACACCTGTGAGATCGCCGTCGAGGTCATCCCTCTTAACACGGTAGACGCACAGAAGTACATCGACAAGGCCGTCTCCATCGTGAAGTCCCAGAACGCAGAAGAGTTCAGCCGTGTCGGTAAAGGCATGGATGACTACGCCTGTAAGTTCTGCGACTTCAAGCGCAAGTGCTACGGCATCCCTGTCATCCAGCAGCCTACCCCTCCGGCACAGGACTGGGGATGGCCAGGGAAGGCCACCTAAACTTTGTAGGTTTTCTATCTCGACAACAACCGACATCATCACCATCACCTCATATCCCAACTATGAAGTACGTTTCTGTCTGCTCTGGAATGGAGGCCGCGTCTGTGGCGTGGCACGACCTAGGATTCACACCTCTTGCTTTCGCAGAGATCGATGCGTTCCCAAGCGCCATCTTGAAGCACCGCTTTCCCAACACACCAAACTATGGAGACCTCACAAAATACAAAGAGTGGCCTATCGAACCCGGATCAGTTGACCTTCTGGTCGGTGGAACCCCCTGCCAAGCCTTCAGCGTGGCCGGACTCCGCAAAGGACTCGCCGACCCAAGAGGCAACCTCTCACTCGTCTTTCTGGGACTGGTACAACACCTTCGTCCTCGCTTCGTTTTGTGGGAGAACGTCCCCGGGGTGCTTTCGAGTGGGAAGCCCGCAGGATCTGATTTCGCCAGCTTCCTCGCTGGACTGGGGGAGCTCGGGTATGGGTGGGCCTACAGGATTTGCGACGCACAATTCTACGGAGTTCCACAAAGACGCCGTCGTGTCTTCGTCGTTGCGACAAATACTGGAGACTGGCGAGTTGCCGCCGAGACTCTTTCTCTCGCCGAAGGCATGCGCGGGTATCTTGAGGCGAGCGACACGAAGAGGAAAGGAGCTTCCCGCCGCGCTAAAGGCAGCGCTGGAGCAGACGGCCTCGACGGAACAGTCGGAACTCTCTGCGCCGACAGCCACCCAGGAGCATACAGCGGACAGGATGCCTACACAGGAAGACTGATCCCGCAGGCGTTCGGAGGCAACAATACCTCCGGCCCTATCCAAGTAGCCACCGCCCTCACCGCGCACGGAGGCCCTCACGGAAGGCAGGACTTCGCGTCCGAGACATTCATCGCGCAATCGTTCACGGCCAGCAGCTTCGGCCAGTACCAGAACGGAGTCGGGACTCTCCGCGCAAACGGAGGAGATCTTGGCGGTGGCTCGGAGACGCTTGCAGTACTACCCATCCACGACCAGGCCACTAGGCACTCTGGCAAGAGGGGTGACAAACAGGACGGCAAGGGTAACGGCCTGGGAGTAGGCAAACCAGGCGACCCATGCCCGACCCTTACCAGAGGAGACCACCACGCCGTAGCCATACCCTACCGAAAGGCGAAACGCGCCCAGTCTAACACCGATGACGAGTCATGGGTCGAGGGTGACGTGAGCAACACGCTCAACAACTTCGACCTAGGCGACACCCGCACCACCCACGCCATCGTAGAGCCGATTCCGCTGGATATGCGTAACGCCGGACGTGATCCCGAGAAGAAGGATGAGATGAACCGCCAAGGTCTGGGAGTGGGCAACCCAGGCGATCCCTCCCATACCATCACTTCCGCATTCGTACACGGAGTGGCTCACGAACAGAAGGTATATGAGAACCACCCGAATGACAGCCGTGTCACAGGCCCTCTCGATGTTGCTCCGACCGTCGTCTCCCGCTTCGGTACTGGCGGTGGCAATGTCCCATTCGTACACCCAGCCCAAGGCGTTGACCTATATAACCAGACCATCACCGGTGACGTGCATGTCCCCCTTCGCACAGCAGGAGGACACGGAGCTCCAGCCGTGATGGCCTTCGACACTTACAATCAGTCGGTCTCCGATGTCAGCAAGACCCTGTCCTGTGCAGCGTCTGATGCAGACCATGTCGGTACTGTCTTCGTGCCTGCTATGGCCGTGAGAAGGCTTTCAGTTCGGGAGTGCGAGCGTTTGCAGGGCTTCCCAGACGACTGGTCTATGATCCCTTGGAAGGGCAAGCCAGCAGAGCAATGCCCCGATGGCCCTCGCTATAAAGCCTGTGGCAACTCGATGGCAGTACCTGTGATGCGCCACCTAGGCAAGGCCATCGCCGCAATGGATAAGAAACTCAAGGGCGAAGCCTAATGTCCACTCCATTGCTCGACCATGCCGCCATCGAGCGGCATCTCATCCTGTTGTTCGGTGACAACCCGACAGGCCACGTCTGTCTCCGTGGTATCGGAGAGAAAGGCACGGCCAGGGAGGGCGTCTTCCGTGAGGACATCTTCCTAGAACCTCAACTCCTGGGCTTCGACAAGTTCGTCTCATCCGTGATCTTCCACGCCACACGATGGGGTCAGCACGATGTAGCCACATTCATCGTGCCTTGCACATTGAAGGATGCCCGAGGAACTGCGGAGAACTGCGATGTCTTCCGTACCATCTGCGCCGACTTTGACACCGGCAACACCGAGGCGAAGCTGGCTTTCGTTGAGAAGCACTTCGGCAAGGCCACATTGGTGGTTCTGTCTGGCGGCACGACGGAGGAAGGTACTCCCAAGCGTCACGCCTACTGGCAAGTCGATGGACTTGAGGTATCCCACATCGTTTCAGTCCGAGATTTCATAGCCCGCAAAGCTGGAGGAGATATCCAGTTCGGCCTGGGTGTGGACGGCAACCCATACGGACGCGCACATCAACCCATCCGCCTGGCTGGGTCTATCCACGGCAAGTCCGGCGTACGCCGCCTCGTCAGTATAGAGCGTGATGATCCGACTGCAAAGGTCGATACGCCGTGTGCTTCTGCCGCTCGTATGCCCGAGTCGGAATGGGCTATTAAGGAAGAGCCAAAAGAGGTGCGCCTAGAGGGAGAACGTCAGTCCTCACCAGCAGTCGAACTACTCACCACCGATGTGGCAGCAGGAGGAGAAGGTGCTATCACCCGATGGTCTGCCTTCAATGGTGTCGCAGGACACTACATCCACACCGCTCGCATCGGCGAGTACTCCCTAGACGAGGCCAGGCTCAAAGCCTATGGCTGGATGCAAGCCCACATGAACCCTCCCTGGCCAGAGGGTAGGTTCAACACCGAGTGGCAATCCCTTCTCATCAAGGACATCAAGACTCACGGCCCTATGCCCGAGCCGGAGAAGCGGATCATCGCAGAGAATGAAGGTCGTGGACTGTCCGTGTGGGGCGCACACCGCTGGTCTCTTGGTGACCGCCCCCAGCGTCAGTTCCTTGTACACAAGATGCTGCTCGCAGGGAAACACCACCTCCTCGTTGCAGAGGGCGGGGCTGGCAAGACCTTCCTCATGCTAGACCTGGCCTTAAAGGTGTCGGCCAAGAAGGAAGGCGATACCTGGGGTGGCATGCCAGTCCTACGTCAAGGAGCGGTGGTCATACTCACCACCGAGGATGACAAGGACGAGCTACACATCCGACTGGAAGACCTCGACCCGGACAAGTCCCGCCGCACCCAAGCCAAGGACGATCTCATCATCCTGCCAACCATCAACGCCGGAGGGGCATCTACTCTGGTCGAGAAAGACCCGAGG